GCATGCAAGGGTTAGAGAATGCCCGATCTGTGGTCATGTATTCCAATCGAAGGAAAAAAGCCAATTGGATTCTTTCGTTATGACAGAATACGATTTGCTGCAAATCTCGCCGTTCATGTGGATTGATCCATACGGCAAAGGCAATGTGATTATGGCTACAGGTTTTCAAGGCTCTGTGATTGTAGGAAAAATCCAAGATTATTGGATTGCTATCGTAAAGCCTCAAAAGCCTGCGAAGCCTGCAAAGGTTGTGGCTATTGGTGAAAAGGTCCAAGCAATGGCAGCGGCTGATGACTTCTTGCGTGAAATCGAAAATGGTAGCGCGGCAAACAAAAACAAGCGTTGGCTTAGTGATCTAGCCACAGAGACGCAGAAGCATCATTTGCGCAAGAATGGATATCAATTAAACAACGGTATTGATTTGTCACTTACTAAATACAAAGCCGCATGCATGCTTGGGTATTATTTCCATAGAAGCGAAATTGATGGCTTGATCCAAAAACATTGGAAGAAAATTACAGGAAAAGATTATGAAACGCGAAGAAATTCTCAGTAAAGCCGAACAACTTGTGAATGGTCAAAGAGCCAAAGACTACGGTGATGCATACGAAAATCATTGCAGGATTGCAGAAGGCTGGAACATTATTTTGCGCAGCGCAGTAGAAACGCATGGCGAAATCAAAGCGGTACATGTGGCATTAATGATGGACTGGTTAAAAACTTCGCGTATCCTAAACACCGTAAACCACGAAGACTCGTGGATTGATAAAGCCGCGTACTCCAGCTTAGGAGCAGAATTTGCGGGTAAGGAATAATGATGCCTCGTTTTGAAATGTATCTCATGTTTGCGGAAAAGGACGATAACAATGTCGAAACCTCCGAATATGAAATGGTATGCTGGGTAAATGATCCATCAAACATGATTGAGGTACAAACAGCAGCAAACGAAGTGATCAAAGATCACATCGAAGAAGCCGAAAAAGAAGTCTTGTTCGGAACCGCTTCTGTTATAATAGAAGGTCAAGAAGTTTTAAACATTGGCTTCAGAAACAAAGATGCCGACCCGGAGGTAATCAACGAAGTCATAGAATTGTTCGGGATGCAGGGAGATACAATACATTGACATTACCACCACCACCAAAGCCAATCGACGAATTGGCGCATATATTAGGCAAGTTCGGTTGGAACACGCGCTTCTCTGACTTAACAGAGGATCAAGTTCACACACTGATATTTGGAATACAGGAAGCACAACGTCTAGCAGCGGAGATAAACATTGGAAACCTCGAAGAAACCTACTTTAAGTCAACAGGCACTTGGCCCTCTACTTCAATCCCATTCTAGGGTTGATGCCGTAGCAGAGAGCATCAAGGATGCTGTAGACAAAGCTATCGTTGCTAATAATAAAAAGCGCGAGCGCCGCAAATACATTGGCGCATCAAGCATCGGTGATGAATGCAGACGCAAAATTCAGTATCGCTACCTTAATTATGCAACCGATCCCGACAAAGAATTTAGCGCACGCACATTGCGCATCTTTCAGTTTGGTCATGAGATTGAAGACTATGCAGCTAAGTGGCTCAGAGACGCAGGCTTTGATTTGCGCACAGAAGACAAAGGCGGTGAACAGTTCGGTTTCTCTATCGCAGATGGCGAAATTCGCGGTCATATAGATGGCGTAGTATGCGATGGCCCAGTGGCTATGGAATACCCCGCTCTGTGGGAATGTAAGTCAGCAAACGATAAAAAGTTTCAAGGCTTTGTTCGCCAAGGGGTTGCAAAAGCAAATCCAACTTACGCCACACAAATTGCACTCTATCAAACGTATATGGACCTTAACAGACATCCCGCTCTGTTTACGGTTGTAAACAAAAACACCTCTGAAGTTTATTATGAGCTAGTGCCATATGATGCCAAGCTCGCGCAGGAGGCGAGTGACCGTGCTGTGGACATCTTGACGGCTGCAAAAGCGGGTGACATTCTACCTCGTATCTCACAAAGCAAAGATTTTTTCCTATGCAAGTGGTGCGAGTTTAGGGAAACATGTTGGAAAGAGTAAAAGGATATGGGGCCGCGTGTGGAAGTGCGACCCCATATCTAGTGGATAGTTTGGGTATGAGGACAAGATAATGAATATAAAAAGATTTGGCAATAGTTCAAAAGAAGTCGCAGAGCGTATCTCAAGCGAAGTGCCGCGGCATATTCAGCTTAGTACGCTGATCGAAACTTACCCCGAAGGCATTCGGCGCGGCAATGATTTCATGCTCGGATCACTTAGGGGCGAAAGAGGACAGTCTCTGCGTATCAACATTGATTTAAATAGCCCGTGGTTCCTAAGCGGCAAAGACTTTGAGTCAGGCGATGGTGTCGGTGGGATTAGCAAAATACTAAAAGAAGGCAGGGGTTGGTCAATTGAAGAAACAGCGGAATACTTTCAGGATCATTTGCCACAACGGTTTATGCCAGCACCCGAAAACATTATTAAGCCGAACAATCCTCAAAACTTTCAGGTCACAAACACAACAGCCGGGTTCCAACAACCCGAACAAAAGTCAGTGAAACCTACTATTGGACCGGGAACGCCATTCGAAAACGAATATACATATACGGATGAAAACGGTGAGGTTCTTGTAACTGTCAGAAAGTATTTCGACAAAAGCGAGACAGGCGATCTAATCTTAGATAGCACAGGTAAGCCAAAAAAGCAGTTCCGTCAGTTCATGAATGGGCGGCAGGGCATTCCAGAACCTCGACCTCTCTACAATATCCCGAACATTTTAACCTCAGATACAGTTATCTGGGTAGAAGGAGAAAAGTGCGCAGATGCTCTTAGCCAGCTAGGATACGTTGCAACTTGCACCATCGGTGGCTCTGGTATGCTGTCAGAAAACACCGCGTCCAAGTTCGACTTCACGCCATTACGAAACAAAAACGTAATCCTATGGCCCGATAATGACGCTGCTGGTAAAAGACTAGCAGGTATTGTCGAAGCTCAAGCGAAAGAAGCTGGAGCAAAGTCAACTCTGATGCTGCAAATCCCATCAACTCAAGAAGAAAAGTGGGATGCTGCTGATGCCATTGAGCAAGAGTTCAACGTAGAAGCATTCATCAAATCGCACGAAAGCAAAGTCAAAAAGCCAATCTCACTGCTAGATGATAGCCTGCTGATCGACAAATACTTTGTTGGCTCTGCACCCGAACAAAAGTTTTTAATCGGTGATACAATACCGCTAGGCGTGCCTGTCGTATTCGCTGCTGCGGGTGACAGCGGCAAAGGTATGATGACCCTCGACCTCGCTATGAAAGTCGCCTCTGGCGCATCTATGCAAAACTCGTTCGGTGGCCTCGTAGCAGAACATGGAGATGCAATCATTCTGACTGCGGAAGATGACAAAGACGAAATGCACAGACGTATTTCGCGGCTCGACCCGCAAAAATACCGTGAGCATTACGACCATAAGCTGCGCATTCTACCACTACCGAACCTCGGTGGCGTGTTTCCTGTCATGCAAAAGATCGACAACTCATACGAAATGGGCGCAGAGTTTGCTCGCGTTTACGAACAGATGCTAACAATGACAAGGCTCAAGCTAATCGTAATCGACCCTCTCGCATCGTTTGTTCACGCGGATGTAAACGCCGATCCCGCCGCGGGTGCTGCCTTCATGGGCATGCTCGCACAGATGGCTACCGAAACGGGCGCAACTGTTATGGTCAACCACCACATGGCAAAGATCAAAGACGATAAGCCGATCAAAACACCAGAAGAAGCGCGGAACGCTATTCGCGGAACCTCCGCTATCGTTGATGGCGTGCGTGCGGCGTTCGCCGTTTGGCCTGTTGGCGAAACTGTAGGACAGCAACGCTGCAAAGATTTAAACATTCCATATACGCGAAACGGCGTATTCGATGGCGCAGTCGTAAAGTCAAACGGACCCGCCAACAGAGACTTCAGGCACTTCATTCGTAACCCGAACACAGGTTTGCTTGAAGATAGATCACAAGATATAATCGCTGTTAAATTCTCACAAACAGTTCGCAACAGACTGGAGCTAGTGTTCCAGTTCATTCAAGAAAGAGAATTGTCAGGGCATCCAGTCACCAAAGGCGGCAATACAGATGGCCTCCACGAAATGGTTCGCATTGCATCAGAAGACGATATGACCGCGGCAAACCTACGACTCATGAACCTAAGTGAAGAAACATTTAAAAAAGACGTTACAAAACTGCAAAACACCAATCGCATCGGGCAATTTAAAATCACCAGATCAGGGCCAAAGAAATTCCTCGGTGTTGTGGGTGGAACACTACATAATAATGAACCAACTATTGACTGATGTGGGAGTATGTGGTAATACTACCAAGTTCTAGTAAAAGGA